ATTAACTGGAGGAGGAGCTGCATCTTATAGCGGAGGTGGTGTACAAGGACCGCTAAGAACTAATACTGCAGGAACTGCGGGTTCAGCTACTATAAATGCATCTCCTATTACATCAGGAAATTTTAGAGATAGTGATGGAGTATCAAAGGCAGTTACTTCAAATACATCGGGGCCTGTAGGTTCTTTCAATCAGTCTGGTAATGGTGCAACAGGTGATAATAATGGAAACTGTGGTGGAGACAATTGTAGAATAGGTGGTTCAGATGGCGCAGATTCTTTTGCAGGAAATGTTTCTGGGGGATCTGGAGGCTCATCTTCAGGAGCTGGTACTAATGGAACTGCAGGAACAAGAGGATCAGGTGGTGGAGGTGGAGCTGCTCAAGTAAATGCTGGTTCTACATCTGGCGCTAATGGTGGTTCTGGAGAAGTTAAGTATAGATTCCTTAGAGTACAATAATTGTTTTTAAAACCTCAAAAAATTATATTTAATTCAATACTTCAAAGATATAAATTACAAGATATTACACCTAATCAATCTAATAATAATCAAGAACTTATAGGCCAACTTGAAATTGATATAAAACTAAATGGTTTGTTATGCCCATTAGTTGTTAATAATGGCGTATTGATTGATGGTCATCATAGATATGAAGCTATAAAAGATTTTTGTACAGAAACACTTGTTTATGTGGTAAAGGATAATGATATGGAAAAATTATTATCCAAGCTAAATAGTTATATTTGGTTTGATTACCAAGGTAAACTCGATGGCTGATGTAGAAGTGTTGCAAAATTTTGTAGAGCCCAAAACTTTACAAAAATTAAAAAATACTTTGTTAGGTAATTATTTCCCTTGGTATTATAATGACTTTGTTGGTAAAATTGAAGACACAAAAGGTTATTTTTTTAATCATTTATTGTTTAGAGATAACAAACAAGAAAGTTCTTTTTTTAATCAAATAGCTTTACCTTTAATTGGTCAACTAAAATTTAAAAATTTAATTCAGATTAGAGTGAATTGTTACACGAGAGAGGAAAAACCTTTTAAGGGGATGTGGCATGTGGATAATGCTTTCGAACACAAAGTAGCTCTATGGAGTTTAAATACTTGTAATGGCTATACTGAAATTAAGGATAAAGGAATTTTTAAATCAACAGAAAATCAATTAATTATTTTTGATGGTAATTTAAAACATAGGTCTTGTAGTCAAACGGATTCTAAAACTAGAATTAACATTAACATAAATTATAAGTAATGCCTAATATATCTAAATGGTTTGGTTATCCAATATACATAACTAAGTTAGAAAACTTTGAAGAAATAAATAAAAAAATTGTACCTATAATACTAAGAGATATTACTCCAACTAATTCTCAATACTCAAGAACCACGGATGTAAAGCCAAAAGAATTACAATCTATTGATGATAATTTACACAAAGATAAAAGATTTAAAGAATTATACACTGAACTATCTAAGGTAATACATGGTTGTTTGTCTGCACAAAAATATAATTTAGATTTATTTGAAATATATATAACAAAGTCTTGGGCTACCTTATCATCTAAAGAACAATTTATATCTTATCATAGACATATGAGTAGTCATTTTAGTTTTGTATATTATCCACAAGCTCACGAACAAGGTAACTTGTTTTTACTAGATGATGATGCACATAAGGTAGGATTAAATATTCCAAAGAGAGATCCATACTTTACAGAGTGGGATAATACTAATTATGGTAAAGCTGAGTATCCTGCGGAGACAGGTAATGTAATTATATTTCCATCTATGATGTTTCATGAAACTGGAAAGAATACTAAAGATATACCAAGGTTATCTATATCAGGCGATATTATGTTAACAATGAAAGAAGGTATTAAATCTGAACATAATATACCTTCCCCTGCGACTTGGATGAAGCTCTAAAATGATGTAAAATGGCTTATGCCTTTAACAAACGTAACTATTCGACCAGGAATAAATAAAGCAGATACCCCATCAGGAGCAGAAGGACAATGGATTGATGGAGATTTTGTTAGATTTAGATATGGCCAACCAGAAAAAATAGGTGGTTATACAGCTATTGGTCAAGAAACAATTGCAGGACCCACTCGTGCACAACACACTTGGACAGATTTAGAAGGAAGAAGATACGCTGCACTTGGTACTTCTAAAGCTTTATATATTTATTACGAAGATAAATTTTATGATGTTACCCCTTTAGCAACAGCTATAACAGGTGCAACTTTTACATCTACAAATGGATCTAGTACAGTTACAGTAAATAAAGCAAGTCACGCATTAGATGTTGGTGAATACATAACCTTTACTTCAGTTACTCTACCTGGAGGTGGTGCTACAGGTTTTACCACAGATAATTTTCAAGATTTTACTTATGAAATTTTAACTGTGCCAAATGCAAACAGTTTTACAATTCAAATGACATCAAATGAATCTGGTACAGGAATGACTGCAGCAGGATCTGCAAGTATTAATCCTTATGAAGAAATAGGTCCAACAATACAAACATATGGTTATGGTTGGGGTACAGGAACTTGGAGTAGATTAACTTGGGGTTCTGGAACAACTACTTCTTCTTTAATTCTTGATCCTGGATCATGGTCACTTGATAACTTTGGAGAACAATTAATAGCAACTATTAAAGATGGTAAAACATTTGTGTGGAATCCTGGTGTATCAAATCCATTAGAACAAAGAGCAACTATTATGGCAGGTGCTCCAACAGCAACAAGATTAACAATTACTTCAGATAGAGATAGACACGTTGTTCACTTTGGAACTGAAACTACTATAGGAGATACTACAACACAGGATCCTATGTTTATTAGATTTAGTGATCAAGAAAATTATAGTGTTTATCAACCAACTTCAGTAAATACTGCTGGAACATTCAGACTGGACACTGGAAACAAAATCGTAGCTGCAGTATCTGGTAAAGACTATAATTTAATTCTAACAGATCAAGCAGCATACACTATGCAGTTTGTTGGTCCACCATTTACTTTCTCAATTAGACAAGTAGGTTCTAACTGCGGATGTATTGGTCAACACGCAACTGTATATGCAGATGGTAAAGTATTTTGGATGGGAGCTGGTGGTGGTTTTTTTGTATTTGATGGTACTGTTAAATTACTTCCGTCACTTGTTGAAGACTTTGTATTCACGACCACCGGATCAAATGTAGGAATAAACTATTCATCCAATGAAATTATATATGGCTCACACAACTCTTTGTTTAATGAGATTGTGTGGTTCTATCCAGCAGGTACACCTTCGGGTAATCCTGCGGTACAAAACAACAGAGCTGTTGTTTATAATTATGTAGAAAATACATGGTCAGTGATGTCTCTTGCTAGAAGTTCTTATGCAGATGCAAGTACATATGATGTACCTTATGCAACAGAATATAACTCAACTGCTACACCAACAATTTCAAATATAAGTGGTGCAACGAATACTTTTGGTTCTAGTACTTATTACGCACATGAAGTAGGTAATAATGAAGTAGCATTAAGTGGAGCAGAAACTGCAATACCAGCATATATACAATCAGGAGATTTTGATTTACCAACTGAGGGAGATGGTCAATATATGTTAAGAGTAAGTAGATTTTTACCTGATTTTAAAAATTTACAAGGAAATGCTATTGTAACTATATTTTTAAAAAATTTTCCTATTGACTCTGGAACTTCTTCACAATTAGGACCTTTTACTATAAACTCTACAACAGATAAAATTGATACAAGAGCTAGAGGACGATTGGCAAATTTAAAAATACAAAACACAGCAATAGATGAAACATGGAGATTTGGAACTTTCAGAGCTGATGTAACCCCAGATGGTAGAAGATAATGGAACCCGATTTATTAGTACCAGGTGAACAATTACAACCTTCAGGTATAGCTCCTTTAGTAGATGAAGGTATGAATTTACCAGATTTTAGAACTGTTGGAGGTAATATACTTAAAAATATTGCTTTAAATAAAATTGGCGAAAAAATTGGATTGGAGTCTTTGGGATCAACTATGTTAGGAACTTCAATAAATCCTTTAATTGGTATTAGTTCCTTAGTCGGTAGATCAGGATTAATATCAAATTATTTACAAAACAAAAGAATGCAAAAACAAATAATATCAGATCAACGTAGAAATCAAATTCAACAAATTCAACAAAGATTAGATAATCAAGGGCCTTCTACAGGAGATAGAGGAAGAGGAGATAGACCTGGAGGAGCAAACCAAAGTGCACCAAGCACTTCATCTAAAGGTGGGTTTGATTCTTCTGAGAGAGGAGCAGCGTTACATGGCTAAGATTAACGTATATGTACCTGAACCACCACAAGAATATACAACAGAAGGTTTTAGACAAATAAACCAGGCACTGGCCACTGTTGAAAACCAATTAAATACTTCTTATCAACAGGACTTGAAAAACGAACAAGATTCGTTTAATTACTTTATGCAATGACAATTAGATATAAAAGTGAAACATTTGATTTAACAACAACAGACGTTACTCCTATATTAACGTGTCCTAGTGATGCAACAATTATAGTTAAAAGTTTACAAGCTGTTCACGATACTGCTAGTAATGTAGACACTCATGCTCTAGTAACTAAATCAGGAGGTTCAGCTGTAAAAATTTCTTATGAAGAATTGAATAAAGCAACTGTAAATATGGTTAAGAGTTCTTTGAACTTAGAAGCTAGTGATGTTTTATCCATGCAGGCAGGATCAGCTAATGAAATTACAGGTATTGTAAGTTATGCGCTTATAGATAGATCTCAAGAAAATGGCTAGAAAATTTAAAGATTTTGTAGAAAGAGATAAACCTAGGAAAAGACCTAGAAAACACGTGAAGAGCCCAAACAAAAAAAAGAAGTTGC